GCTTTAATCTGCTTGGTGTAAGACATACCACGAGCCAAGGCTTTGGTGTAGCGAGCTGAGAGTGAAGCGTAGAGGTTGTCCTCAACTGCTTCTTCAGTGATGCTAAAGCCCATTGCGATTGTTTCGTGGGTGTAACGTGCTGTCCAAGCTTCTTGAGCATTGTCGTAAGCGATGGCAGAGCCCTCGTTCTTAACAGGTGCAGCAGAAAAGCCTGAAAGCTTTGTTTCTTCTTCAAAAGAACGCTCTGAGGTCTCTGTTTCGTAGATCTCTTTGTGCTCTTCGCCATAAGTTTTGTATTCAAGACCGAACAAAGCGTTCAGACCCGGTAACAATTCTTTTTGTAGTTGTCCGCGTGAAATAGCCATTATTTACTCCTTAAACGCCAACGGCGGTGTCATATGCATGCATGCCGAAGTTGAGCTTTACGATCACTTCAGGATACAGCGTGTTGCCGCCAGAAATATAAGCGGTATCAGGCACAACATCAACGATGCGAACTGGCAAAGTATCGGTTGTAGCAGTCGATGCTAACAAAGCAACTTGTGAGTTGCCAGCAGCGGTGATGCCAGTGTTGTTTACTAAGGTGGCGTTTTCACCAACAGAAGTATATTGAACACCAGTAACGACTGTAGTGCCAGAAACGATAGCTACTTGGAACAATGTATCAGGATCATCACAAACATAAGCTGTGATAAAGCCAGTGGTAACAGTTGTGCCACCAACAAAGTTTTGCTGAAATTGCACTTGCCCGTTAGTAGGGTTTACATATTCACAACCAAGAAACACACCAGCGAAGCCGCCAGTAGGTTTAGCAGTTGTTGCAGCCGAGCGAGCGACGGTACCATCACTGACTTTAACGACTAAATCGCCAAAACCAATAGAAGTTGCATATGCACTAGCAATACGCATCTTACGGGTAGCACCAGCGAACACCTGACCACCGATCAAATTGACCGGCTTCAAGCCATAAGGCTTGTCAATAGTGGGGTAAGCCATTTGTTAACTCCAATTAAAATTATTTTCCACTGCCAAAGCTGACTGTAGACCGACGTTCTTGAAATACCGGCATACGGGCGTCACTCTGGCTCAAGTAGTTTTGTTCAATACCTTCAACTTGTCTACGGGTTTGATCTGCGTAATATTCGTTACGTTGTTCGACAAATTCTTTTGGTATCTTACAAAGCAATAGACCACTGATCTCAATTTCACCTTTAAAACGGCTATTTGGATCTATTAAATTTTGCATTTGTGGCTGTTCTGACAATTTGACTGCTTCCCAACCTTCACGGAACCGACCAGTAATACTACGTTGATCAGTAACGCCGAGTGTAGAAGTACGAACCCAACGATATTTGTATCCATCTTGAATAATGGGTTCCGGTAATAACTCCGGTGGACGCCATGCTTTAGGACGGGCTACTTGCTCACGGGATTCCGTGGTACGGGGGGTGCGATTATCGGTCATTTTGTGTTGCCTCCAATTTTGCTACTTCTTTAGCGTACAACTCAAGCGGTATACCTAATTGCTTGGCCGCAGTTTGTTGCGATACAGTTAACCTAATTTTTTTAGGTGCTGTTGTGCGTTGTGCGGATGCAACAACGTTTTTAGGGCGATTTGGTTTTGCTCGGGGTTCTTGCTCAACATCATCGAAGTTGTCTGGAAACGCCCGACGCATAGCCGAGTCGATTTTACTATAGTATTCATCAGTGCTTGTGTACTGCTCCCCATGCTCTCGCACAAGTTTATTATGTAGACCATATGCAAACCCAGTCATATCTTCATTACCGGGCTGTTCAAACCATGTATTGGATTCTGCCCATCTAACTAACCTATCATCTAGCGTAGGTTCTGGTTTCGATGTTATGGGTTGAGTATATACAGGTTCTTGCTGTTTTTGCAAGTCTGTTGCTTTAAATGAGTTTACTTGCCGCATTTGTAGTTGTGCGTTTAACAACTCTTCTTGGGCAGCAACAGCAGTTTCTGTATCGCCAGCGTCTAATGCGTCTTTTAATCGAGACTTAGCAGTTCGTACATCCATCTCAGCTAGTGTCTTAGATTTGTCTATATACGCATTTTGACCTACATTCACGTACTGTTTAAGCTTTTGGTTTTCTTCTACCATTAGCTTGGCTACACGCTCTAGCTCCGCATTAGTACGAGCTAAGGCTTCTGCTTTACGACGCTCATCATGACGGGCGTGTGTAAGCTCTTTCATGCGCTTTTGTACTTTAGAGCTATAGTCGTTTAGCTCTTCCTCTGTGGGTTCTTCAACTTCACGGTCTAAGGGCTTACGACCACGGTCTTGAACAGGCGCATCATCGACTATTTCAATTTCTGGATTTTGAGAATCATCTTCATAACCATCAAGCTCTAACTCAACTTGATCTTCTTGTGGTTCTTCCTTATCAACCTGATCGGGAAACTTAAATTCTTGCATAGCCATGTTTATTCCTTATTTGCGGCGGATACCACGAGGATCTTGTACAACTCCCTCAACCGTATCGTCGTTAATTAATCTAAACTCACGCCCATGAATTACTAACCGTGAACCAGCACTAGGGCGCACCAAAATAAAGTCGCCTTCCTTGCACCACGCGCCAGATGGGAACCGCGTTTTATCGTTATAGCAATCTGGACCCAACTTGACCACATATAGAACTGTAGTCAAAGCTTCTTCGTACTGCATTGTAGAGTCAGCTTTAATGATGCCACTGTCGTACATCTTATCTATCTCAGGGATAGCACATAGGATGTGGTAGCCACATGGGTCAGGCAGTTGTTTGGCTTTCTCTTCTGCGCTTTTCTCCATGTCTATTGCTCCCACAACTTGTGGGTTATTCGGGTTTGTGCCAATTAAAATCTCAGCCATTTAATCTCTCCTGTTGGTCTTGCATATCTAAAATATCTCGCTCCGAATGGGCTAAACCCTCAATAACACCACACATGTGTTGGTACTGCTCATATGTACGGCAAGCCCCCGTTGCTAGTGCGTCAGCAATATCGTTCATACGTTCCCGTATTTTGCTGCGTAGTACTTCTAACTCAGTCATCACTGGTTCCCTTCTTTAGATTGCGCGTTTTGCTTAGACTGCATCTCTTGAATGCGCATTTGCTCACGCGATTTTGATACGTCGATACCCATACGCATCCCCTCTGCTTGCTGTTTAGCTTGCAGTTCCTCAGCTCTCATCCCAGCCTTTAATATTTCTAACTGCTGTTGGGACTCAAGTTTTGCTTTAGCGGCGGCTGTTTGTGAGCCAATCCGTAATCCTTCACGCTCCATTTCTGCTTGGAGTTTTTCACGATCTAACGCTATCTTGTCAGCTTCTGCGGCTGCATTACTAATCATCTGCTTCTCTTTAATATCCACTTCTTTTTGCTTGATCTGAAGTTCAGCTTGCTGCATCTGGATAATCGGGTCTTGCTGCATCTGCTGGTTCTTCTGCATTTGAGCTTCAGCTTGATGGCGTTGTAATAGCTTATCTGAGGCATCAGCAGACAGACGTGATAACTGCATTTCAATATCTTTAGGCAACTCAGCATCTGGCTCAGGTAACGTAACACCCATCTGTTTCTGCAACTGGTCACGATAGGCAAACGCAACGTGCTCTGTTATATGGGCTTGGGCTGCTTGCATTAACATCTGAGCCTGTGGGTTCTGACCCATAATCTCCATCAACTTAGGGTCTTGCATAGCCGCCATATGCACACGGATATGAGCTTCGTGGTCTTGGTATATAAATGCTTTAACTGGCTTGCCGTTTAAGATGTTCATGTTTTCACTGATTGGGTCAGTAGGCTTCTGATCATCATCTAGCGGTACGAGCTCTGCTGCATCCTTAATACTCAATACGTCTAACATCTGGCGATGCAACTTAGGCAAGTTATAAATCTGTGGTGCCATCTGAGCTAACTGAATAACAGCTTGGTACTGAACAACACGTTGCGCTAATGTTGATGCGTTAGGGTCTGATACAGGGATAATCTCAACACGGCTGTAATCTTCTAAACGTGATCTACGTGAACCTTCATCTGGTTTGTAGTCGTAGCTAGGCGATGCGTGATCCCTAATCATTACCGCTAAGAGTTTTAGCTCTTGCTTCATAGCGAAGTGCATACGAGCCTGAACAGCCGACATCACCTTCATGTTGCGTTCGATGAGAGCTAGTGTGGTACCAACAGGTGCTTGAGCACCCATATCACTAATCTTCATATCTGGCGTAGCTGCAAAGCGACGTGCTTCCTCAGTGATAATACCTAGCAACGTGATCAATACTTGGCTGGGCTCTTTATATGGGAGCGGCATAATGTTGTCACGCAACGTGCCAGAAGACACATCCACATCTCTAAATTCACCCGGAGTGATGGGAGTATCATCACCCTTAATACGCAGACCACGGGTCTTTAAACCACCGGGTAGGTTAGATAACGTACCTGCATCAACTAACTGACGTGTAATAGAAGTTGCGCTCTTAGCTGAGTTACCAATTAGGTGAACCAAACCAAAGCCATAAGACCCAAAGCCGGGCACATACTGGTAGTGCACGAAGTATTGGTTAGGCTGTTTATAGGTAATTTGTGCACCTGCATTACCCTCGCTAATTTCAGGCATCTCATCCCAATTACGGCGGATGGATAGCACTTCATTGGTGTCTTTCAGTATCGTAACAACATATGGCAACGGGATACCTGTAGGTTCCCCATCCTCATCCTTGTCTTCAAAGCCGGGTAAATCAAACTCAACGTGCATCTCTAACAATAAGGGGCGGTCATCATATGTGGCCGAGAACCCTGTCTCTCTATCTTTGGCTTGCTGTATTTCATCTGCTTGCATGACAGGTGTGCTGTCTACATTCACGTCGTCTCGGTAAAACCCAGCTTCTTGCAACTTAGCTAGCTCAACCTTTGTCTTACGCATACGGTGTGTGATTCGACCACACGATGAAATATCTGAAATGCCATAAGGTATAACAACATCTTCAGCAGGTACAAATATAGATACTTGACGTCCCAAGGTGGGATCAAAATATACTTTCTTAAACGCCGAACCAGCAATAGGTAGATTCCACAGCATACGCTCGTGCTCGGCACGATACTCTTTCATGACTTCAGTCAACTGATAATTCATGTCCTCGCGCACACGGTTTGCTGCATCTGTAGCTTGAGGGGTTATTTCGCCTATAATCTTTGTACGTACTGGACCGCTGGCTGGGAAAGTCTCCATAATAGCTTCTGCTTGAAAACGCACAGCGGCTTCAGCAATCATAGGGTGGTGTAC